GTTCAGCAATTACAAAATGTTCATCAAAAAACCTTCTGCGCATTGCTAAAGTGGTTCCGCCCCAAATGCCGAATGGGATTTTCTCCTTGATAGCGTATTCCGCACATTCCTCTCTATGTAAACAAACGCTGCAAATTGCTTGCAGGTCAGGGAGGCGCTCTGCCTCTTGAACTTTTCCATCAGGGAAAAAGTAATTCTTATCCTCCAATTTTGCGCAAAGCGCATTTGGAAATCTAGGGGAATTTTGTAGGGATTCAATTTCACTCATTTACTAGAGAGCCATTGATCTAAATCTTGAATTACCCAGGATTTGTTTATGCCAGCATTACGCCGTTTTACAATTACATAAGCAGGCGGTATAAAATCTAAATTCCGCGCTCTTGAATAATTCTCAGCCTCGGCAACTGCTTCATCCCAAAAGGTAGGCAGGTCTAACTTCTTTCGATTCTTAAGTTCTAAAATATAGGTGGCACCTGAAATGATTACAACTAAATCACCTTCATCTCTAGCGCCCGCCTTGGTCAATCGCTCTGCTACGACACCAGCAGCGCGAAAGAATTTTAGAACTGCTGTTTCAAAAGCAGCACCTTTCCTACCATTTGGATTAGCCATTTATTTTACAATTTCCAATCTAACTTTATTTTTATCTTGAACTACCTGGATTATCTCCTGGGCTAGATCAAGCAACTCGCGCTCAGATAACTTTGCAATCTTTAATGCCATATCTGGCAAATTTTTGCGAATATTATCTAGGCGAACGGCTGCATTGGTATCTGAAAAATCAGCGCTACTTGCCTTTTTCATTTCGGCAAAATCAGTTATATCAATTTCATCTGCCAAGTTCTCAACTAGATTAACGCAGGCTTCCTGCTCCTCTAAGTAGAGATTGTAAGAACCGTCGTTGCCAACAAAGATTCTAAAAACTTCACTCCAAGTTTGGTTCATTTGCCTAGCGCCTTTTTCATCGCAGCACGGCTTCGCTCTGCCTTTTTAACCTGGCCTGCCCAATCTTGCGTTCCATTGGTAGCCAGCGTTGCAAAGTAGGCCCCAGTTAGCCCTGCTAGGGCTGCACCTATAACTATTGCTATTTCCATTCCTTACCCCCTTTTAGCGCCCAGTATTAGGCGTGGGCGTAAGTGTCGCATAAATCACCGACATTGGAAGGGTAGAGTGTCGCGACACGCCGAACCTAGGGTTTGTAGGTACTTGACCCGATAGTCAAGTGTCTATACATTTATCTTATTGGAACAACAGGGTTCCAAATAAAGGAAGGCACCAAATGAATACAGTAATAGATAATGAAAATGATTGCGTAAGTTGTGGCAATTATTTAACTGTTATGGAGCAGGTTTTAGGTACAAAAACTAAAAAAATGTTATGTGAGTTCTGCTTAGGAGCAAAATAATGAATACAGTTAAATTACAACAAAGCAAGAACAATCAATCAGTTGGCTTATCAGGTTCTGATCATTATGTAAATGAATCTGTACAAAAAGCGCACGAATTGATTGGCATTCCTTATCAGGCGGATTACGCATTGGCACCATTTGATGCTTTAGCATTTTCAAATGTAGGAATTACATTAGTGCAACTTAATACTGGCGAAGTGTTGTTTGGTCATGTAAACGATGAATCAACAATACCTTCAGATATAACTCTTAAAAAAGTTGCTAAGTTAAATGGCATCAGGTCTGCAAGATTTGTAAGGAAGGCAAACTAATGCAAACCAAAACAGAAATGCGTTCATTAGTAAAAGATATGCGCAAGCAACTTCGATGGATCGAGGATGCAATTAAATATGGAACTCAAGAAAATATTAATGAACTATCAGTACAACTATCTGCAACCGCTTTATTACTTGAGGAGTGCAAATAATGCAACACTCTAAAAAGTATCTGCAACTTCGCAAAGTAGCCAGGATAAGTTTTTGGCTACTATCGCTGGCCTTGATTTATTTCTTGGCAACTCATATTAACTACACCGCCGACGGCTACTGCTTCGGCTCAATGGATAAGTGTTACCTAAAGGAAGGTAAGTAAAATGAAAAACTGTGTAATGTGTGAAAAACCTAGCGCTAACTTAGTTGGTCGTTGGTATCAATACGATAATGGCGAGCAATTTCAGTGCCTAGTTTGTCCTAAGTGCGATGTTTTACATTCCAATATGTTGATGGCAGGGAGGTGAAACTATGGGCGCAATGAAAGCAATATTTACAGAAATGCAAATGGATATGCTTGCCTCAGCCGAGGTTCTAATTACTGCTAGCAATAGCAGCGATCCTGATGAAATGAGCAGGGCTATCTATACCAGTATGAAAGTTCTAAATCCGCATCTAAAAACACTATTAGGAGAGTAATGCCAATTAAACCGCAAAGATCAGTAAGAATTGCAGATGCAATTTGGAACAAAGTTAGAACCAAGGCAGCAGCAGAGGGCAAAACTGCCTCTGAGGTTATCAATGATTATTTAAAGGATTACATCAAGTGAGAATCCTTTGGATGGTTTTAACTGTGCTGGCCGCCATCGGCAAAGGCAGGAGAGCGCTGCCTTGGGCAATCCTGGGCTTTATTGGGGGCTGGTTTGCCTTAGGCGTGGTTTGCCTCAGCCGCCAGCGCCCGTTGCGCCCAGTTCCGCCTTGGATGCTTAATCTAGGCTATCAGAGCCAGGCTAAGCGGGCGGTTGCTAATATTCAAACTCCTAATGATCTTTTAAAATAGAAAAAATCCCTACCTCCGCCGACGGCTGGCGAGGTAGGGATTTTTTATTGGGCAAGCGCTTGCGCTATACCCTGCTCTAAGGAAATCTTGGGTTGATATATTAAATTCATAAATCTTGGATTACCGACACGATACTCAACGCCAACTGGCGCAGTTGGATTACTTTGTATTGGTGCTAAGTAACCAGCAGCAAGCATCATCATTTCCGCTAATTCAATAAAAGAGGTTGCCCTACCAGAGCAGATATTCATAACTTCAACGCCATTAATTATGGCTGCAAAAGTTGCTTGAACTACATCATCAATATGTACAAAATCTCTTACTTGATTACCAGTTCCCCAAACGGGAAAAGGATTTACTTTCTGCCTAGCCCTAGCAATAAAAGATGGGAATGGATAATCTAAAGATTGCTCACCGCTATAACCTGAAAATGGGCGAAGGATCGTTACCTTCAAACCTTCATCTCTAGCGTACTGCGCTAGCATCTCACCTGTTAATTTACTCCAGCCATAAGTTTGATCAGGTGTTCTAATGTGTTCTAAATTTATATCTTGCTCACTTAACTTGGCTTTAAATCTTGCTCGCTGAAGCATTATTGGATAAGCAGCAGAGGATGAGAAATAAACTATTCGCCCAGGGCGAGTTCTAAGCGCCCATTGGAAAAGGTCTGAATCAATCGCAAGGTCGGTGGCAACCGCCAAAGGGTTCCCCTCGATGGTGGCGCGGCCCCCGACTACGGCGGCCAGATGAATTACTACATCAAAATAAGTATCATCGGTTGCAAAGAATTTGCGAGCATCATTTCCTGATTTAATATCAAAGCCAACTACATCATTACTTTTCTTATCTAGCGCTTTATGAAATGCTCTACCTACAAAACCTTCATCACCTGTTATCAGGATTTTCATTTGATTTTAGAAAGCAGGCTTTGATACTGATCACTTGCGATGTAATTATCATAAGCAATTTTATCGGCTGCATAAATTTCAGGAGCATTTACCCTGGCGTAATTTTCATCCATCGGTGCCTTGCCATTGAAAGCGTGGCAGTGTTCAATTATTACTTCAGGCATATATTTAATCTTGCCTAAATCTTGGCCTAGTTTTAGCCAAAAGTTATCAAGGTATAAATGGCGCTGAGTATCAGGCACCATTCCGCGTAACTCTTTTACAATTTGACTAGACATAGCAACGGCAGTTGGCAGGCTTGAGCCTTGGAATAAATCATTTCCGTAAACAATATCTGAGCCTGAATAAAGTTCCTCAACAAATAACTGATCCCAGTTTGCAGTTCTTGGGCGGTGATCATCTCCCATAAATGCAAAGTTATCGAACTCGCCTAGAAACTCTCTTGCTACATAATTTAAGGGGTAAGCCATCCCTTTAGTTTCATTATGAATCATAATTACAGATTCAACAGGTAATTTATATGAATATTCTTTTCTTAATTCATCACTAAAATCAACTACATAAACTCTTTTAGCCGTCGTATTTGTATCTACAAATGCTTGCTCTAAGGCAACAGCATTATCAGGCCGCCCCCTAGTTGGAATAATAACTATTAAATCACTTTCTACCATTTGCTAACTCCCCCGCTATCGCAAAATAAGCAGCGCCATCAATGTAGTTATCATCTTTGTAGGCTTCCATTGATCTTGCAACTTTGATTAGTACGCAAATCATAGCGCTTTGTTCAGGTGTTACTTCGCGCTCAAGATAAGTAGATAACAGCCCACTAATACGATTAAAGTTAATAGCAGGCGTTCCATAATCATCTTGCCTGTTGGTGTAAGTGAGATTTTTAGCCTCATCTAAAATTTTCCCCCGATTCATAATTTACTTAGAACCTAGGCCGTATTCGCTCTCTGTTTTATCTGCCCATTTAGCAAGAGGGCCAGTTACGCCACCGATTAAAATTGCATATTGAGGAGCAAGATCAGCAGCGAGAGCAATTGCCATTGTTACGGCTGATGCTAGAACTGCTCTTGCATAAGATTTAAAAGCAGCAATTGTTTTAGGGTCTTTTAGTTTAGCGATTAATTTATTCATTTTATCCCTTAAGGGCGAACTACGCCCATTATTAGGGAGTAGGAGCGTTTTCTTAAAAACACACCATCTCCATTTGATTGGCTTCCTACATTACCACTTGAGGTATTACCCTCAATAACTTGAAGGTATTTTAACGCAGTGTTGTTAAAT